TGAAGCGTCGGACAGGGCCTGCTTCAAGTAGTTAAGTGAGCGACGAATTGGGATGTACTTACCTGGAGTGCCTTTCTCCAAAGTACGTGCTCCATTAATAACGATGCCAGCACCTGGAACGGCTTTGAACAAGTTAACATTGTATGTATCATACAATGTTCCCGTATCCGCTGATGTGAAGGTGGTGGAGAGACCAAGAGCACCACGGGCCTCGATGTCATAACCTGCTGGGGCCTTAGCAACACTACGTGCTACTTCGGTGCGTACGTACGCCCCGGCTACTGCTCCTCCTGGATAAGTGTCCCGGATAGCACCCGGACCGGTTTTGGCCGGGTCAACCATCTTCAGAAGTGGGTAATACACGGCCCCATAGGAGGAGGCTGTGTATGAACTCACCACAGTGCTACCGATATCTGCGGTGGTGACGGCGTCGGCCTGTGGATCGATGATTACAAAGGCGTTTCCACGTGCTTCAGCCTTGGCCAGGAAAGCGTTGACAACGGTCGGGCTGGTCTTACCAACGGCGTTGAGCAGAAGGACACCTTCGACAACATCCAAGGTATTTAACGCCGTCGTGAAATCTGAATCGGCTACTGCCGCCCCGTCAGAACCACCAGTCAAAGCGTTTGACGAAGTAATGAATTCCCAGTCAGCATTTGCTGAAATTGAGGGCACCGACACGCTGATGAACTTGGAGTAGTTGTTTACAACCGTCTCTAGGTATCGGTTGTTGTTTGGATCTACTGATACCTCATTCCACCGTTCAATCTCAGTACCACCCAGTTTGACAACAAGGTTAAAGGTAGGGATTTGGCTAGCAGACGCGGCAACGATACCCGTGGATACTTCAAGGGTTAGGCTGTTCGCCCACGCACCGGGGCTGGTTGCGGCAACTGTAAATAGGGTTGCTGACGCCGCCGTATTACCATCAGGGTAGTACGAAACTGTTCCAGTCGACGCTACGGCTGAGGCCGACGAGACGCGGACAACGTATGCGTCTCGGCCACCGTTAGCAAAGTAGTGGTAAACAGCATAACCAAGATCGCTGGTAGCGCTCAGTTCACCGTACAGGGACTTAAAGGACGACCATGAGTTGACAAAGGTCGCCTCTGAAGGACCGCGATCAGCGGTACCAAAAAATGCGGCTACGGATTGGGAGTTAGCACCGCGGCCTTGGGCCGCCCGAAGTGGACTCTCCGATACATATACACCGGGGTTTGAGTATGAGGGCATTTAAAAATCCTCCGAGATTGGGGTAGTGAATACGGTGGGGTTCTGATTGTCCACGTTCGTGATGCTCCCAACAACTGTTGTCGCTTGTTGAACTGTATTAATATCCGATGTGGGTATTTCAGCCGACATCTGCAAAGTATACACCTTACGGAATATCCTCTTTCTATACCCTGCTTCCTGGTCTAGCAGATCACTGGAAGACCATCCCATCAGATCAAAACGACGAACCGTTCCATCCTCTGGTATTTCTATAAATCCCCGCCTAAACGGGGCGACTCTCCGAAGTATCTTACTTGTTAGTTGTCTATCGTGTAGGGCACTTCTAGTGTACGTTGAAACTTGGTAGAGTAAGGTTACTGGTACAAACGAGTCTAGTTTAACAAAACCGCCTGTAGGTACCTCTGTGTTCAGGGCGGATGATGTTAGTTCAGACGGGTAGTAGTCCACGTCATTACGACCATTGCCGTAGTAATACGATGTTTCTGAATGTTGTACTGACCTGTTGTGTATAAGATCAATAAGTTCAACTGTGATGAACGGGTAATGCTTCTCCGTCTCCCCCTCGGGGTAGCGGAAAAACACCGACACAGCCCTCTCGTTATTACGGTCATCAGAAACCGTAAGATTGGCAAAGCGCGCTTTGATAGCGGCGTCCTCGGCAAGCATAAACCCAGCAGGCATTACAGCATCCTCTTCTTTAGTTCGGCTGTAATTAACTCTGTAAGGTCCTCAGTACGGGATATTGCCGCTCGGATGACTGGTCTAGGTGGTTCTGTGCCTAGCCCGTATTCCATGGAAGTATCTCCTGCCACAGAAATCTCTAGTTTCTCAGGGTCGAATGACACATCGACAGTAGACGATAGATCACCCCACCCTTTAGTCTGGGCATCTTCTACAATAGACTTTTTATACTTCTTTAGTACAGTCTCGGTTGCATCAACTACGTGTTTTTCTATATTGTCAATATAGTCATTGTAGAAGGCTACTAAGGTTGGGATACCAGAAATGAGAGCACCGGAGTTGTTATAAGATGTAGACCTATAAACAGCCTTCGACATGGCCGGTCTCCTACATTTCTGGGCGTTGTAATCTGCTGACGCGCATCAGCAGTATCTATAGTTTAGCCCAAATTAGGAAGCCCTGAAGGCCATGGTAACGTATCCACCCCTGTGCTTTCTGGCCCTGGGTCATTGATTAGTTCCTCGTCAATATAGGATTCATACCCCGACACGAGAACAAAGACTTCGTTCTTGATGTCCCCACGCACAATGTACGAGTGTACGTTATAATAACGCCCATCGAACAGGAACATGTCGTTTAGGTGGTTCTGGTACTCCCATGGGTCCGAGATGCCGGAATCCTTCATGTCCTTTATTGGTAGGAACAATGAGATGGTTTGGGTGGGTTTCCGGCCATCTGCTATGGCTCGTCGTTGGTCTTCCTGTTCCGCTACGAGAAGGGCCGGGAGGACTACACCAGACTTATACTTCTTGCCACCCACACCGCGCACGCCCTCGTCGTACACATCGTCATACACGCTCTCGGTCGCAAGGGTACTACCTAACGGTATGAACTCGTACCAGACGACGGTTAGTTGCGCCACATTATGGTGGCGTCTAAAGTGTTTATTTATTAAACTAAGTTCTGTCCGAACATCCATTAGTAATACGCCACGCTCGATGCACCCTGGGCGGGGGGGAAGTAGGGGCTAGTGGTTGTTAGACCCGATGGTGGGGTGGTGTCGACATACACATCTTCGCGAAGGCTGTCTCCGCCCTCTTCGATCTCGATAGTACCGTCGTCAATAGGCGGCCAAATGCGCTCCATCGGGGAGTAATCCCCCAGTTCCTTAGCCTTGTATAGAGGCACAAGGCGGTTTGTGAGTCGAGAGACACGTCGGAGGTTGAGAACTTCCAGCCGCTCCAGGCCGATGTTTAGAGCCTTGGCCGCAGTCCGGTATTCGTTATCCCAGAACTGGAGAAGGCTTTGGACCATTCGGAATCGTTGGCTGGCGGGGATATGGACAGACTCAGAGGTAATTACGTCAATATCCCGGCTGTATTCCGTCATTAAGGCCCACAGTGTTTCTACGACTGCCGCCATACCGATAGTGTCGATAACGACCGGTGCCAGAGCCTCAAGTGGGGCGTTGATGGTGTGGACATGCTTCTCTATCGCATGGTGGGCGTAGAACGACAAGTCTCCGGGGGTCACCCACTCGTAATAGTACCCTTCGACCATCACCGTCTGGTTACCGGATGGCAGAGTTAGTAGACGTAGAACGCCATTGCGCTCGTCCAGATCATATTGATCGGCATTCAACTCTTGTGTCGTGGCCCCATCAAACAAGGCAACCCACAAAGAGTCAGAGTCTACGTTTATCTGACCTAATTCGTATGTACGACCTACTACAGTAAAGGAGGTCTGAAAGAACTTAGGGAAATCGCGCAGGTACCGCCGGGCGATCTCTTCAATGTCAGATGCAGTAGCCACGCATCAATTCTACTACTGATTCGTGGTAGTTTCTTGCCTCGGTTGATTTATTGCTGGGTGGGCGTCACGAAGTCTACCAGACATTGTCATTACCCTACGCACAAGGGAGGGCACAGACGCCCCAGACGGTTTCGGTAACTTAGGCATACTTTATATAGTACTTTACACCGTAGTTTCGTGGCTCAACGGATATTGGGGACACTGACGTAGTGTTGTTCCCTGTACTCCCAGTAATTGTGTGTTTATGGTCGCCAGCCTCATTGGTGTAACCAATACCGAGGGTGATGCCACTTGCGGCGGGTTGGAGTGTCGTACTGCCGGTGCTTTCGTTAGCAAGGCTAGACCTAAGCATAATTCCGGCAACATAAGAA